AGGCAGCGGAAAAGGAAGCGCGAGCGCCGGCAGCGGCGGTAGAACCGGGACGGCCGGGAGCGCGGGGAGAGATGGCAGCGCCGGTATCGGCGGGATTGCCGGAGGCAGGGGAATCGGCAGAGCCAGCATCGGGAGCGGTGGCAAAACCGGAACTGCCGGGAGCGCGGGCAGGGATGGCAGCGCTGGAATCGGTGGGATTGCCGGAGGCAGCGGAATCGGCAGCGTCGGTATTGGTAGTTCCGGGAACGTACATTTGCTCATTTCAAAGTCACCTGCGTACTCAAAATCGCGGCCGGAGGCGGAGTGATCGGCGGTCCGCTCGGTCCGACTCCGGTCGAGTGCGTATGAGCCGCGGCCCAAGTCATCCATTCGGTCCCTCTCACGGCCGGGGAGTCAGCACCCTCCGCGATCTTGACCGTTCCAGTTTTGATGTCGGTCCCCTTTCCCATCAGCGAGATGGCGCTCTGGCTTAGGATCTGGACCTGGCCGTCCTTCATCTCGACGATGTTCGAAAACTTGTCGATGAGCTTGATCCCCTCGGCGTTCGAGTTGTAGAGGTTTCCGTTCTCATCGATGATGGTGATCCCGCCGCCCTCCGCGTCGAGGTGGACGAGGGACCCGTTCTTATTTCCGATGATGACTCCGCCGTCCGGAGACATCGAAACGTACGAGTAGAACGCGGACTCGCCCTCGGTCTTCTTCCAGGTCAGGTTGATGAGCGGCGAGTCGGCCGTGTCGTCGAACAAAAGGACGTGGCCGGTCGGCGTCGCGAAGCCGCGGAGCTTCCCGTAGTGGCCCCCGGTGAAGTCCTCATGAATCGGCGTCGGCGGGAGAACGGAATCCTTCTTCGTCCCGGCCTTGACCTCCTCGACGTGGTACTCCCGCTTCTGTCGCCATCGAATCTGCGGCGAGAGGATGGTACTCTGCGCGAACACCTCGTCGCCCGGTGCGCGGGTCGTGACCTCGATCTCGACGAGCTCGTCGACGTCCGGGACCACGAACCATCCCCAATCGAACGCGCCCTCGATCCAGTCGGGAAGCTCGGCGTCCGGGTCGCCGGTGAACTCCTCGCAGACAACCTTGATGCGGCCGCGCTTGTCGGGGTCCTCATTCGAGACAACTCTCGCGAGGAAGCGTTCCGTGATACCCGCCATCATTCCTCCAGTTGCTTGCGAGCGGTAAACTCGCAGCGGTAGCCTTCGCCCGACGACATGATGTGCCGGACGTTTGAAAAATAGTATTTCCCATCGTACGGATCGCCGAGTCCTTCGAGGGTGTGGACCTGGCGGGCCATCAGCGTCTCGACGCCGGTGACGTAGCCGTTCCCGACGATGAAGTCCTCGCGCATCCGCCGGAACCACTGCTCGGCGTAAACCTCCAAAGCAGAACGACTCGCGATCTCGACCTTCGGGAGAATCGCGAACGAGTAGTCGCCGATGTAAATCTTGATCAACTCCGCGTTCGGGAACGGTCCCTCGATCTCCTCGATGGCTCCGGCATAGGCCGGGTCCGGTTCAAGCTCGCCTTTCTCGGCGAGAATGATGTCCTCGAATCCGGTGATGCCGAGAATCGGATGGCGGATCGCGGACTGGACCCGGATCTGGGTGTAGTGTCCCTGGAACAAAAACTCCGGCTCGAAGCTCAGGAGCGTCGTCTTGTCTCCGAAGTTGTAACGGAAGGTGTGTTCCGCGAGTTGATACGCCGCGAGCTGGTCCGGCCGCTTGAAGTGCAGGGTCCATTTGGTTTCCGGGTCGTAATCTACCCAGAAAATGTAGCCGGTCAGATTGGCGATAGCGCGGATGACGTCGAAGTCGGATGCGCGAGCCTCATGAACAATTCCGCCCTTCGGCCACGGCGCATCGTCGATGTCCTCGGAGAGAAGATGGTCCGCAGCCTTGTCTTCGAGAATCTCCCGGACGGTGGTGTCCTTGTAGACGACCCGGCCGGGTTTCGATCCGCCCTTCTTCTGCGGGATGGTGTTCCCGGTGAACGGCCGCTTCTCCCGCATCAGGTAGTCCTTGCTGTAGCCGGCAACCTCCAGGGTCGGCATCCCATCGAACGGGAAAATGACCCGCGGCCGCATGAGGATGACCCGGCCGACGTAGAGCGGGTTCAAATATCCCATGTAGATGTCGAGTTCGTTCCCCGGCATAAATACTTTCGAGGACGAGAGGACGAAGTCCGGGTTCACGAGGGTGATCTTCGCGGTGTCGATCATCGAATCCGAACTCTCGTACTCGACCCGCTCGACGAATTGAGTGACGTCCGATTTCAGGTCCTGACCCTGGACCTGGAGAACGTACTGCGGCGCGAGGTCTGCGTAGCCTTCAGCCATCAATGCCTCGCGAGAACATGTGAAACGTAGGAGACGTTCAGCCGGTCCTGCACCAGAATCCGGAGCGTCCGCTGGACGGTATCCTTCCGGCCGAACGAGGTCTTCAACGAAATAGAGGACGGCTGGACCTTGACCGTCCGAAGAGAATCGATGCTCGGTAGCTTGACGACGTCGCCGACGGCCAGGGAAGGCTTGGTCGGGTGCTGACCCCGGATGTAGACCCCAAGCATCGGGTCGCGGTACTCGCGCTGCGTCAGCCACTCGTAGTAGTCGTGGAGCTTGGCCCGGTGGTAGCGCGTCTCGCCGCCGGACTCGATCTCCAAGGAATAAGGAACGTACTCGCGGAGATTCAGGGTGAAGGTGATGTCCCGAGGACTCCCGTCATCGCGGAACGAATGGTAGACGATGTTCGAGACGGATTCGAGGATGCAATTCAGCGAGAGGGAGGCGTTCCCAACCCAGAACCCGAGGACCGGCGGACGCTTCAGGTCCTCGTCCCTCTCGGCCCAACTCAGGAGGAGCTTGATGTGCTTGTACAGATCATCGACCGCCGTCTCCGCGTAGAGCCGACCCTCGAACGAAATCCGCTCCGAGTTCCCGTGGAGGAACTGGAGAATCGGCGTCTTGCGATTCAGCGCGAACGATTCTCCGTAGGTCGAGCCGACTTCCTGGGTGACGCCGAGAACCGGGAACTGTCCCTGGATCTCGTCCGTCGTATCGTTGTTCATCAAGAACCAAGTCTCGAGTTCGGATGCCGGACTACTCCAACTCATATCAACCTCCGGTCTCGACCTTCATCGATCCGGGGAGCGCGCCCTGGATGCTTTGCGATCTCTGGTACGGTGTCGTCTTCGCTCCAGCCCGCTGCGTGATTTCCTGCTGCTGCCGCGCGACCGCCCACGACACGTCCTTCCCGTCGATGCAGACCCGGTTCGTCAATTTCAACTCGAACTCACCGAGCTTGCCCTCGGCCTGGAGCCGCATTACTCGGATCTGCTCCGACTTCGAGAGCTTCGCAAACGCGGCGAGATATTTCTCCCGCTTCTTGACCTGCTCCTCTTCCCATTTGTCGAACTTCTTGTTTATCTCCGCCTTCTCGCCCGCGACCTTCTGCTCCTCGATCCGCGCCTTCTCTTTTTGGTAGGCCACCATCTTGAGGTGAGTGAGGTACGCCGCGCCGGTGCGGAAACCGTGTTTCTTCGCCTCGGCCCCATACCTCGCCTCGACGGCCGCGCGTTCCTTGTTGATTTGAGCGGAACGCTTCGCGAGCCACGCGTTGTACTTCGTCCGCTCGGTCACTCCGCCCAGAGCCTCGTAGGTCATCGTCGCGCCTTCCGCGACGAGGTCGAAGACGTCGCCGAGAACGCTGATCAAGCCGGAGGACTCCATCTTCATGTCCGCCGCGGCCTCGGCCCAGGTCTCCTTGGTGTTCGTCGCGGCCGACGTCCAGGCTTTCTCCGTCGCTCCGGCCGCGTTCTCCGCCGACGTAACGATCTCCCCGTAGGTCGAGGAAACGCTCTTTCCCATCTCGATGGCCTGTTTCTCTTGCTCCCCGAGACTCCCGACCATCGCGGCCTTCATGTTCTGCGACCCGGTCTGCGCCGCCGAAACCGTCTGGTTGACGTCTCGACTCATGCTCTGGAAAGTAGCCGACGACTTGCTCCCAACAGAGGAAAGCCGGGACTCCATCCGGGCCATCACCGCTCCATGAACCGCGCTGGTCCGGAGCCACGAAGTTTTCATCGAATCGGCCGTGCGGCCGGACTCGTACTCGGACAGCCGGCGAACGCCTCGCGACTTGTCATTGACCTTATCCATGACCTTCATGACGAGCTTCGCCGCGACAAAAAGGACGACACCCCACTTCGAGAAGACCCTTCGGAGTATCCGGCCGAACGCGAGAGTCGCCGGGATGAGAACCCGCGAAATGATGAACGAGATCCCGGCGAGACCAAGCGCGACCGGGACCATGACGGTGGCCACCATCATGATTTTCCCGCCGAGCGCGACGAGAGCGCGGACGCCGGACTTCCCGATCACGGCCTGGAGCATCCGGCCGAAGTCCTTGACCGTATTGACGACGGTGTTCCAGGCGTCCTTCATGAACTTGATCGCGTCCATAATCCCGGCCGCGACGGTGGCCGCGGTCTCGCCGTATTTCTTGGTCGCCGCCTCGATTGCTTTCTGTTGTTTGATCTGGTCGTCGCCCGCGGCCTTGATCATCGAGAGGGAATGGATGACGTTGTTCAGCCCAGACGTCGCCTCCTGAACGAATCCCTTCATCCCCTCACTGATCCCGGTGAAGACCTCGATGCTCAACCCCTCGATGGAGGCTCCGAGCATCTTGAAGGCTCCCATCAAGGTGTCGAGTCGGCGCTGCGCCATCGTCGTCGCGGTCCCGAGACCATCGGAAGCGCGTTCGAGTTCGGTCTGGAGCTTCCGGAGGTTGTCGCCTCCGGCCGTGGCCAGCGCGGCGTACGCCTTCTGCCCGCGGATGCCGAATAGCTCGGTCATCTTCCGCGAGCGTTCCACCGCGTTCGTCTCGGCCTCCAGCCCTTTCCGGAAGTCCTCGACAATCTCAGCCATGTTCCGGAGCTTGCCCGAATCGTCGGTGAGCCGGACGCCGAACTCCTTCATGATCTTCTGGGCTTCCTTGCTCGGCTTCGAGAGCCGGACGAGCATGTTCGTCAGCGAGGTCCCGGCAATCGATCCTTTCAGACCAGCGTCACCGAGCTTCCCGAAGATGGCGGTGAGTTCCTCGGTCCGGATGCCCATCGTATGCGCCTGCGGCGCGCCGTAACGGAACGCTTCGCCGAGGGTCTGCACCGTGGTGTTTGACCGAGAGGCAGCGAGCGCAAGGATGTCGGCCAGGTTGGACGTTTCCTTGAACTCCCGGCCCATCGCCCGGGTGATGTTCGCGACAATCTCAGCGGACTGCGCGTACTCGACGTTCCCCGCGGCCGCGAGGTCAAGGACTCCCCGGATGCCGCCGATCTGTTCGTCGACAGTCGCGCCCGCTCGCGCGAGTTGCTCCATCGCGTTCGCCGACTCCGAGGCGGAGAAGGCGGTGTCGATGCCCATCTCCTTTGCTTTCTGGGAAAGACGACCCATGTCGGTCGCCGATGCGCGGGAGACGGCTCCGAGGTCGGCCATCGCCTGCTCGAACGTCGCTGCGGTCTTGACCCCCTTGTACATCGCGAGCGCGGCCGGAGCGGCTGTGAGCGCGAGATTCCTCATCCCTTGCGAGAACTTGTCGAGCTTCTGCTGCGCTTTCGAGATGGCCTTCCCGAGTCGGTTGAAATCCTTCGCGCCCTTCTGCGCGGCTTTCCCGGTGGCGGGTCCGACCCGGTTCGCGCCCTGGACGAAACGGCCCATCGAGTCGCGAGCGCGGGCCATCCCCCTCACCATCGGCTGCTCGTTGACCCTCAACTCAGCGCCGAGACCGACTCGCGTGAACGCCATCGCGACCTCCTAGCCGTAACGCTTGGACTCCTTCTCTTTCTGCTTTATCAGCCGCCGGATGAGCCACGCGCTTTCCTTGGACGGCATTCCCAAGATGTCTTGGTAGTTCAATCCCGGCAGACGGTAGAGTAGATTGAAGACGTCCTCCATCAAGTCATCCACCTTCCCTATTGGGAAGGTGGCGCGAAAAAATCATCGGTCATCCACTGGATGGATGTCCGGAACTCGTTCCGGCATCGCGGACATTTTGCCTCGACCTCCATGTTCGGACCTGGCGACTTCTCATCGATCATCCGCGAGAGCGCCTCGATGTCTCGCTTGACAAGGTCATCGAGATCCGAATGCGTGATCGGGACGGCTCCGTGTTCGCCGAGGTTAAGAATCGATCCGTGGATCAACCCGGCCTTCGTCGTCCCGGAATCGAATCCGCCGATGCCGCCGACGCCGAGACCCTCGATGGTCGCCCACTTGGTCGGGCCGAGATGCAAGCTCTCCACCAGCTTGCCCTGGATCTGAATCGGGGCCTTGAGCTTATAATCCCACTCCGCCTGCGAGATGTCGTCGAGGGTCTGGACCTCCAGGGTGTCGAGGTCGGCCGGGAACGAAAAGCGGTTGTTGCAAACCGGGCAGCGAAGGTCGAAGCCGAGTTCCGAGCCGACCGCCTCCCGGCGGAGCCATAGGAAGGCATAGAAGACGTCCGGCATGTAGAACTGCGAGATGAGGACGCGCTTGTGTTCCGGCTTCATCGACTCGAAGTCGTGATTCCCGAAGCGGGTGTACATCGTCCCGATGACGAGGGAGACCCACTGGCCGACGCTGATCGCGTCGTTCTCCGAGCGGAGCTTCCCGAGTTCCCGCTCCTCCTTCATCCGCCACGGCCGGGTCTTGAGATCCTTGTGGAGCTTCCCGTGGTCGTCTATCACTCCGATGGGGAGCTTCCCGCCGAGTTCGCATAGCGTCGTTTTGCGATACGGTTTCGGCGTCGACGAGACCTTCTTCTTTTCGTCCTTGGGCTTTTCGGTTTGCATCGGTTCACCTCCAATCGACCGCGACCGGAGCCGCAGCCTTGATAGGTCCAACCGTCGATGCGAGACGCGGTTGGTGGGTTAGATCGGCAGCACCTGATCGGCCTTGAACGTCCACTCAACGAACGCGCACTCGCCCTCGTTCGCCATGTCGAGGTCGGGCAGAGAACGCTTCGTCGGGTAGAGGCCGAGCAGCGAGAAGGTCCGCAGGGTCTCTCCGCTGATACTCTTGTGGATCAGCGTTCCCGCTCGCTTGTAGGCGACGGAAACCGGGTCCTGGCACTGCGAGAACCAGAGTTCCATCTGAGCTTGGTCGACCGTATGGTGCATCGGGGACTTCGCGGTGAACTCGACCGGCATCGTGTTCCCGCCGGACGCGGACGTCCGGTCCGGCAGGTCGGTGGTCTGGAGTTCCTCCTCGATCCCCGAAACCTCGGTGATGACCATCGGGGTCATGCCGACGATCAGCATCTCGAAGTTATTGATCGGGATGTGGTCTGCTGCGAGTAAACCTTTCATCGCTTCCTCCTTCGAGAC